CGCGTGCGAGGCGATCTGCCACTCCTGAATGGACTTTTTGTGAGAGATACAATTATGCTTGTGCCCCGACATCTAGAATTGATGTTGGATCGGGATGACCAAATAGAGCTGGAAAATATTTTTTCGTCTCGTTTTGTTCTTCCTGTTTCTGAACTTAGATTTGTAGGTCTAACTGATTCAAGCGGTAAAGATAAAGATGCTATGTTAATTCAATTCCCACGTTATGTTAATGCACACGCAGATATTGTGAAGCATTTTCAAACAATGCCTGAATTATCTCAGCGTAGTGCTAATATTTCTGTAGCAACAATCCGCAACTATAAATCCGGCAATATGCTGGTTGTCTTAGGCAACACAATGGCCTCAATGACCTCCGTGACTCTTAATACTGCTCATGGCGTTAGAAATGTTCGGGATTGTATTGAATATAGTCTCAATACTATCAATGGTGACTGTGGTGCTCCTGTAATTTGTAATGAAAAATCTTTCATTCGTAAAATTGCTGGTATTCATATTGCAGCTGCTAATGATGGTTCATCGGCTTTTGGTCAATCCGTAACACAACAAAATCTTATTGATGGTATATCTAAATTTAATAATGTTATAGTATCTGATATGGACGTGATGGCTAATATTCAAATGAATGATAAAATTCACCAATTGGAGACTAATAAAGAATACACTTCAAGTATAATTAAAGATCTCTTTGGTATTGCTGCTGATACATTTTCCTATTTAGGGAAGTGTAAACAAACAGTCTTTGTCCCAAATAAAACTGATATTCGTCAGTCTACTATTTTCGGCAAAGTAACCGAACCTATATCTAAACCTGCATATCTGAGGCATCCTAAGGTTAATATCCTTAAGAAAAACTTAGAGAAATGTGGAGTCAATACACCATTTATCCCAACCCACGAGGTTGAACGTGCGGTTAATGAGTATAAGAACGTGCTTATGCAAAAACCCATTGAAGCCCTTCGACGAGTTTTAACTTATGAAGAATCTATTAGTGGTAATGAATTAAGTACTTATATTTCTGGTCTCACTCGATCAACATCTCCTGGATATCCTTGGGTCTTTGATAAGAAACCTGGAATGCCTGGTAAAACTACGTGGTTTGGCAATGATGTGTATTTTTATGATGAACAAGTCAAACAACGTATCATGAGGCTAGAAAAATTAGCCAAACGAGGTGTTCGTATTCCATTTATTTGGACTGATACCCTCAAAGACGAGCGTAGGCCCATTGCAAAAGTGGATGAGCTTAAAACTCGTGTTTTTGCTGCGGGTCCTATGGATTATCTCATTCTTTTTAGAATGTATTTTCTTGGGTTCATGGCTAATATTATGGAAAATAGAGTCTCAAATGAACAATCTATAGGAACCAATCCATTTAGCTCGGATTGGAAGAAGACAGCTTCAAAACTGAGTCGCTTTGGTGACAAAG